ATCCTGACCTGGTTGCGCAGGAAGCACAGAAGCCCTCGCCACTGAAAGTGTCCGGTACCAAAGCCGACATGATTCAGGCGCTCAAGGCTGTACGCCCGGATGCAGTGTTCGCCGACGAGCTGCTGGACGCCTGGCGCGAAAACCCGGAAGGCAAGGTGCTGGTGACCCGCCAGCAGCTGGAAATCGCGCTGGCCATCCAGAAAGCGCTGCTGGCGCACCCGACCTCCGGCATGCTGCTGACGCACCCGAGCCGCGCCGTAGAGACCAGCTATTTCGGCATTGACGAAGAAACCGGTCTGGAAATTCGAGTGCGCCCGGATCTCGAAATTGAGCTGGATGGCGTCCGCATCGGTGCCGACCTCAAAACTATCAGCATGTGGGATGTGAAAGCAGATGCGCTTAAAGCCCGGCTGCGCCGTGAGATCCGGATGCGTGATTACCACCTGAGCGCAGCCATGTACTGCGAAACCGCGGCGCTGGATCAGTTCTTCTGGATTTTCGTCAACAAAGACGAGAACTACCACTGGATCGCCATTATTGAGGCATCTGCAGAGCTGCTGGAGCTGGGCATGCTGGAATACCGCAAAACCATGCGTGCTATCGCTACCGGGTACGACACAGGAGAGTGGCCTGCTCCGATCACCGACGATTACACCGATGAACTTGACGACTTCGACCTGCGCCGCCTTGAAGCGCTGCGTACTCAGGCATAAGGGGAAATGAACATGTCTACAGCAATTTCTACAAACGAAAACAAAACGCAGATGATCGACAACATCTCCATTTTGACCAATGGAGAACTCTTTGACCGCCTTCGCACTCTGTCAGCTGTAATGGCTAATAGTGGCGCGTTCGTGCCAGACCATTTTCGCGGCAAACCAGATGCCTGCATGGCAGTGGTGATGCAAGCTGCCCGATGGGGTATGGATCCCTTCGCTGTAGCGCAAAAGACCCACATTGTTAGCGGGACGTTAGGTTATGAAGCGCAGCTGATTAATGCGGTGATTACCAATATGTCACCTACTAAAGACCGTCTCCACTACGACTGGTTTGGACCATGGGAAAAAATCATTGGCCGATTCGTAGAGAAAACAAATGGGCAAGGCAAAAAATACATTGCGCCTGGCTGGGATCTTAAGGATGAGGCCGGTGTTGGTGTTCGGGTATGGGCAACAATGAAAGGCGAGGATGAGCCCCGTGAGCTGGTGATCATGCTTTCTCAGGCGCAGGTTCGTAACTCCACACTCTGGGCAAGCGATCCCCGCCAGCAACTCGCCTATCTTGCGATTAAGCGCTGGGCACGCTTGTACTGCCCTGATGTGATTCTCGGCGTTTACAGCGCGGATGAAGTCGAAGAACGAGAAGAAAAAGTCATTAATCCAGCGTCAGCCCAGCGTGTGAGCCTCGCTGAAATCAAAGGTGACAGCGTAACAACCACTCACAGCGCGCAGGAATCGACTGCCAAAATTGATGAGTTGGCCGACAAGTTCCGCGTTCGCATTGAGGCAGCTGAAACTCTCGATGAAGCCACCAGCGTCGGCAACGAAATTAACGACTCTAAAGCCGCACTCGGAACCACGCTGTTCATTGAGCTGAATAACAAGGCCAAGCGCCGTTATCACCTGGTGAAGCACCGTAATGCGGTAGAGGCTGCGATCAACTCCCTGCCCAAGCCCGGTGAACCTGATGCTGCTGAGCTGTTCACCAAAGCAGAGCAGGCACTGGCGGCAGCCAGACTCCACCTTGGCGATGAGCTGCACGATAAGTTCGTAATCACCCTGGCGGATATGAAGCCGGAATACGTGAGCTGATAAGGGAGGCGGGAGGGGCAACCCTCCCGGCAACGAGATGAGCGAGAAACAAACCTGCTGGAGCGTTGAGGAATTGCGGCTACTGCAAACGCACAACAACCAGCAAATTGCAGAGCTGACCGGCCGCCCGTTGGTTGAAGTAGAGGATCGCCGACTGCTGGCGAATATCGAGCGGAACTGCTGGGACATATGGGATCCGGAGAATGCTGAATGAGGCTGATTAACCGAAGCAGGAAAGATTCGCCGCTGGCGCGCCGGGCGTGCGATACCGCGCTGGCCCGTCATGTAGAACGGTTCGGCGATTACGCCAGCCGGGCTACCAGTAGCGAATACACGGTGCTGGTGGACGGAGCCAAGATCAAAGTTGAGGTGGAAAACCGCAGCACCAGCTACGTGGCCACGGCGATCACCGGCGCGCGACGTCTGCGCCGCCTGGCCGGTCGGATGTCTTGATATCGAAATATCATCAACGTGCGATCAGCATAGTTATACTCGTGCTGATCGCCAGGTACTGCATATGGCACAAGTAATTTTCAATGAAGAGTGGGTTGTTGAGGAAAGGCTCACTGCCAGAACGGGCCTCGATAACCGTCAGATCGAAAAATATCGTCAAGGGTGTTGGATTGAAGGCGTGCACTTTAAACGCGTCTCACCATCAGGGGAGAAAACATTGCGCGGCATTACCTGGTACAACTACCCCAAGATCAACCAAATGATTCAGGATGCATAGGATGTCTGATTTGCCTAAGGGCGTGGAGATAAGAGGTCAAAGCATCCGGATCTGGTTCATGTATAAAGGTAAGCGTTGTCGCGAAGTACTCAAGGGGTGGCTTATCACCCCTGCAAACATCAAAAAAGCGGGTCAGCTGCGTATGCTGATTGTCAGTGAGATCAATCTCGGCCAGTTCAATTACCGCTCGCGTTTTCCTGACTCTAAGCAGGCGCAAGCCGTTCAAAAAACGCTCATTATAAACACGTTCGGCGAGCTTGCTGATACCTGGCTAAAAAATCGTGAAATTGAGCTCTGCGCAAACACCCTGCGTAAAACAGGCTCGCAGATATCAACACTTAAAGCGGTCGTAGGCAAGAGCACAGTCATCAGGGAGATTAGCTATAACGATGTGCTTCGCTACCGCAGTGAGCTACTGCATGGCTCAACACTGTATCCTTTAGACAGGCGCTCAAATAAAATCGGGCGCACTGTACGTACGGTCGATAATTACATCTCTTTGCTTTGCTCCCTACTTCGCTTTGCCTATAAGTCTGGATTTACTGAGAGTAAGGCATTCGAGGGCGTCAAGAAGCTACAGAAGAGCAACACCAAACCGGATCCTCTGATGCGAGAGGAATTTGCGAAGCTAATGTCAGCTTTGAGCGGCCAGAGCCATAACATGTGGAAGTTCGCGGTGTATTCCGGGCTCAGGCATGGTGAACTCGCCGCGCTTGCATGGGAAGATATCGATCTCAAGGCGGGTACGGTAAACGTCTCCAGGAACCTGAACACCCTGGGGATGTTTGGGCCACCCAAGACGCAGGCAGGCATCCGGACACTGCAGCTTCTAACGCCAGCGCTGGACGCCCTAAAAGAACAAAAGAAGCTGACAGCCGGGTTTCCTGAAACAGAGATCGTTTTCTATCATCGAGAATACGGCCTGACGGAGAAGCAGCAACTTCGTTTCGTTTTTATGCCCCGGCCAGCAAAGGGAAAGCAGAAGCCGTATTATTCATTGTCCAGTATCGGGTCAAGATGGAACGCCAGTGTAAAACTTGCTGGCATTCGTCGCCGTAATCCGTACCATACACGCCACACATTTGCATGTTGGCTTTTGTCCGCAGGCGCAAACCCGTCTTTTATAGCCAATCAGATGGGGCACGAAAACGCGCAGATGGTATACGAGATATACGCGTCCTGGATTGAAGATCTGAACACTGAGCAGGTGGCCATGCTTAACGATAAGCTCGCGTTTTAATTCGTTTTGTCCCGTCTATGCCCCATTGAAGATTTGAGTGATTAATAAATGTCGCAAAATCAAGAAGTTAACAAGAAAGAGCAGTACAACTTAAACAAATTGCAGAAGCGCCTGCGCCGTAACGTGGGCGAAGCCATTGCCGACTTCAATATGATTGAGGAAGGCGATCGCATTATGGTGTGCCTCTCCGGCGGTAAGGACAGCTACACCATGCTGGAGATCCTGCGCAACCTGCAGCAGAGCGCGCCTGTTAACTTCTCGCTGGTGGCGGTAAACCTCGACCAGAAGCAACCGGGCTTCCCGGAGCAT